GTGTTTCTAGGGATTTAACCAAAGCATTTTTGGCTTGATGTAAATGATGGTGCATCGAAAATAGGTTTCCATAATGTTCTTTATGTTTCTCAACATGAGCAACTTGTTTCTTGCCTTCACCAGTTTTTTCAGATTTGGCTTTATCGGTCTTAACTTTTGCGGCTTGTTTTTCATGTTCTCCATGTAAGTGTTCTTTGAATCCCTTAACACTTGGAACTTCATCATGCCTTACTGTTTTGTTTATGTATGTAGCAAGATGGCCGTGTTCTCCACTATGTTTTGGGTGAACAGCGTCATACATTTTGTGACCATGAGTATCATGGATATCTTTAGCGGCCGCCATGTGTTTTTGGAAGTGTTTCTCATTCTCGGCAGAATGTTTTACTTTGCTTGTATCGTGTTCTGCGCCATGAATATGGACATCTGGATGCTCTTTAAATTTGCTTGTATCTACATGAGGAGTATTGTGTTTTAAGTCATGGCTGTACTGTGTATGAACCACTACACCAACCTTGGACTTTTTAATCTTGTCTGCTTCTTTACCTTTAGCGGTATAAGTGATTGTGTTTGGAGTAAATGAAACATCACCTTTAGCTTCTACAATATAACCTTCATGTAAATGCTTTGTATCAGCATGATGCATTAGGTCACCTTGGAATACACCTTCTTTTGGAGTTACTTTTGGTAGATGTTTTAATGCGTGTTTGAGTGTTTTTACTAAACCTGGTGCATGACCGTGGTTTTTTTCAATATCTTTATCTGTATGGTTAATCTTAGGGTCTTTATTGAAAGCAGATTTTGTAGCAACAAAGAATTTACCAGTTTTAGGATGATGACCAAAAACTAATGATGGAGAACCATCATATTTCATTGTAAGGTTGGAACTTTGTTTTCCTGCCTTGATATGAGCATGAGCTTTCTCTAAAGCTCCGACTGCGTGTTCAAACCCATCATGGCCATGCATCAAAGGTCTATCTTCAGCATGAGTAATATGCTTTAGTTGTCCGCCTTCTTCGGCCTCTTCTTTTAAAAAGCTCATAAATGATAACATTGTTTTCCTTCTAGATTTGCAACACACTTTGGTTGCTAGATTACTTATTTATACAAGATTTATTTTTCTTGGTTGAAACTTTAGAAAAATTGGGTCCGATACATAGTGCTCGGTTTGTTGGGTTTATAGAAGCTGATCCAACAAATTATATGTACCATATTTGGGTGTATACCCCAATGCTTTTATCTTTGATATGTCCAGAACCATATTTTTTGTCTGGACTATTTTATGGAACGGAGCAATTTCAACTGGTATAAATTCTGAAGTTGATTTTAGGTTAGTTCTGACATATTCTAATGCTTCTCCAAGATATACTTTTTCACCATTAGCTACATTGTATATTTCGTTTGTTTTACCATTTTTTATAATCAAATTAATAGCTTGTGAAACATCATCAACATGAATATAGTCTCGGTATAGGTCTCCACCATCATATAGAGTTATAGGACGATTCTCTTTAATTTCATTGATTAAGTATTGTAAAGCATTTTTCTTTTTGGATACCTTAGTATCACTCTTACCAACCACATTACCAAGTCGTAGTATTCTATACTTTATATTGAAAGTATCACAATAAGACATTAGTAATTGCTCAGCCGCTCTTTTGGTGATTGAATAGAATCCTTTTGGATCACAATTTGCTGTTTCCTTTGCTGGTAACTCTACATCACCATAAACAAACCAAGAACTAATAAAGTTAAAAGTGATATTTTTATTTTTACACGATTCTAAAACTCTAATTAAAGTGGTTAGATTGGTATCAATATCAATATATGGATCAGTATGAACATTATAGTTATCAACTGTGGAGATAAAATATAATACTTCACTAGTATATTTACTAACAATATAGTCTAACCTGCCATTTCTGACAACATTGTAATTTAATTCACAGAATCTACCACCAACAAAACCACTTCCACCAAAGACATTAATTAATCGTTCCATTTTTTACAAACTTCCTCGATATAAGATAACACTTTTTCATTGTATAATGGTGAGCAACCTAAGAAAAATACATTACTCAATGCTAAATTAGAATTTGGATAATCTTTATAATTATCTAAATGTTTATACCCTGGATGTAGTAGGATGTTTCCACTAAAATAATTTCTAGTTTGAATCTTATTACCTTCAAAATGTTGGACTAAGAATTCTTTGACATCTTGGGATTCACAATAAATTGGAACACCAAACCAAGATGGGTCTCCATTAGGAAGGGGATTAATTACACGAATTTCTTTGATGTTATCTTCAAGGTACTTTTGAATAACCAGCTTATACTCACGGCGCTTCTTATCAATATAATCAAATTTCTTTAATTGTTCAATACCAATAGCACCTTGTAAATCTAAAGGTTTCAAATTATAACCCATTGTCGTAAACAAATACTTATGGTCAATTACTCCATCATAATCTTCCAACCAGTTATCAAATCGTTTGCCACAGGTACCACACTCTAACATATTGCCAGCACCAACACAATAACAATCACGACCCCACCAAGAGATACTTCTAATCAGATTAATAAGGGTATCATCATTACAACAAATCATACCGCCTTCACCAGTTGAAATGTGGTGAGCAGGATAGAATGATGTTGACCAGCAGTAATAGTAATCGGTAATCAATTTACCATTATAGTTTGTTCCTAACGAATCACAATTATCACCAATTAAAAGTATATTGTATTTTTCACAAATATCTTTTAGCTTATCCATATCAGGAGGATTACCAAGAACTGGTGATACAAAGATTGCTTTGGTCTTGGATGTAATCTTACTTCCAATCTTGTCTAAATCAAAATTAAGAGTGTCTAATTCAATGTCAATGAATATAGGTTTCAATTGATTTTGAACCAATGGCGCAATCGTGGTTGGGAATCCGACAGGTGAAACAATGACTTCATCATTGTCTTTCCAACCTAAATGTTTCTTTAATGCTGTAATCATCACCAGATTGGCAGATGAACCTGAATTTACCATATGTGAATGTTTAATTCCAAATCGTTTACTAAACTCAATCTGAAATTCAGCTACCTTTTCACCTGATGTAATCCATTTGCCATTAAGTAATGTATCCATAGCGGCAAACATTTCTTTGTGGTCCCAAAGTTGACCAGAATACTGGACAAAATCACCATGATTATAGTTGTCATAGTTTTTGGCATAACTAGGTCTTTGTGTAGATAAAGCTTCAAGCATTTGATGGAAAATCATATTACAACCTTTTCATATCTAAAAATACATCATTAAAATTATTTCTTTGAGCAATAATTCTTTCCTTAATTTCCTTAAAGAAGTTCCATGCCAAAGGTACAAATAGTATTTTATCATACTCCGTGAAGGTTTTCAATACTTCCGAGCCAACTATACCAACAGAAGAACCCGGTGTATATAAGCCTTGCTTCATTTTATTATCATCTATAATCATATCAAATGGTACTTTGGCAAAATTCAAGAAAGTATTACCTTTTGCTGGTGCTCCGTATCCAACCACTTTATAACCTTGTTCTCTCCAGTATTCCACTTTTTCGGTGAACTTGTCAACCAGATGTATACAGTTTTTGGCATATTGAAAATAGGTATCTTCTTTATATAATCCAGCAGCAGTTTCCATTGCAATTAAATTTTTAACTGTAAACTTGGCTTTTCTACTTGGACTAATAATAAAGATATAACTTGTTCCATGTATTGGAGTTTTAACCACATCAATTAAATTTAATCCAGCTCTTTTACATAAAGCCTTCATAGATTTAATATTATAAAATGAAATATGCTCATGGTAAATAGTATCAAACTCATCATTGAGAATCATATCTGACTGTGAGGTTTGAATGAATAGTAAACCATCAGCACTCAAATTTTTCTTACAGTTCTTTAACAATTCTAAAGGATTTGGATTGTGAGCAAAAGCATTTTGTATTGTAATCAAATCATGTGTATGATTATACTTGTCATCAAAATAACCACAAGTAATAATGTGATTTGGTGCAGATAGTTCCCAAAGATTTTCTGCTGGGTCAATACCGTGAGTCTTTACACCACGAATTTTGAATTTATCTAATTGAGAACCATCGTTGCAACCAATATCTAATACTGAATATGGAGTAAATTTAAGTTTTTCAATACAGAAATCAGCATACCAATCCATATATTCAACATATGTTTTGGTTGTGCCACTTACATACAAGTAATTCTTATAGATTAAATCAGGATTAACTGCATGAGTTAATTGAACATGAAAGCAAGAAGTGCATCGATTAATTTTTAATGGAAAATAATCTTCATATTCATCTTTACTTTTTTTGTATGAGTTTGCTAAAGGTTGATTATTTAAGTCTAATACTGGAAGTAAATTATCAGAGTCACAAGCTAAACATTTTTTAATTTCAGTTAAATTCATTATCTACCTTCATAGAAATTTTTATAATTATGTACCATATCGTAGTGCTTCTTCATTTCATTCAAATCTAAATTTGGATTCTCTGGCCAAATATTGTGTAGTCTAGGATTAACATTGTATTTAGCTCCAGCAAGGAAGAAGTATACTTGCAAGAAACAATCGTTCCATCCTAATTGTGGTTGATTCTGGTGTAGTCTAACAAAATCTTTATCTAAGAATTCAACAAATCTATAAAAGTTTTGAACAAAGGTACTTGTTTTCATAATCGTACCTGCACCAGCACCGTATTGTGTTCTATCAGGTTTAACACCAGAAATAGATTCACAAACATCTAATATTTCTTGATTAATATGATTACCATCAGTAATATTATAAGAAGCAATATCCCAACTCTCATCAAATTGTATTTCATTCAAACAGATTACATCATCTTCTGATATAATAAAATGTGTGGTTCCCATACAGACGGCAGCCAGCATCATTCGTTTCATAAAATTATATACTTTAACTTTATCAAAACCCCAATGTGGAGATGGATAACCCAAATCAAAATCTGCATGAAGATAATTCACATCATATTTTTTACAGATATCATATTGAGAACCTCCACTATTATCACAAGCAACAAAATATGGAGCGTTTGGATGATATTTACGAAACGAAGCAATAGATGCTTCTAATCCTGATTTGTTATCTTTATTCCAATGATAAATGCCTAATGAAGCCATTAATTCTCACCTTTAATAATTTGATTAATTTGATTTATAATGTCCATTGTGGG